CCGGCCTGCAAAGAAGCCGGTCGTGCCTCCCACGATCATGCCGCCTAACATGCCGTAGGGCCCCAGCGGAGCACCTGCCTTCAGCCCCATGATGGCACCAGCGGCCATCGGGCCCGTGCGTGCCAAGCCTTGCCCCGCGCCAATCAATGCTTCCGTGGCCGCCTCGCCCATGGTGGGTTCTGGCGTCAGGCCCGGGTAAGTCTGCGCCAGCTCGGCGTCCTTTTCGGCGTCGCTTTTGCCGGTGGTGCTGATGCCGGGGTACAGCTCTTCCAGCGTCGGTGCTTTGGGGGTGGGTGGAGCCATTATTGGGTCCCCTTCTTCTGAGCGTAGACGTAAATCTTGCGGTTCGGGTCGAACACCAGATACTCACCTGGCGTTGCGGCCTTCCACTGATCGGTGTTGTCGATCTTGCGCTGACGCACGCCGAGCAGGTCACGCACGAAGTTGACCTCTTCGAGCTTCTTGAAGGCCTCGCGGCGCTTCTCCATGCCCGTCTCGCGCGCCTGGGTGAGCGCGGTGGTCTTGTCCTCGATGCCGCTGAAGACGTTGTCCAGCGCGATGATCTGGTTGATGAAGCTCTGCTTGTTGTCCAAGAGCCGTGGGCCGAGATTCAGTTCGCTCAGAATCTGCTTGCGTTCACCCTCGGCAAAGCGCGGGTTCTCCTGCAGCACGTTGACCACGCGGTTGCGCATGTTCTCCAGCATGGTCGTGGCCTGCTGGAACTCCGGCTTGATGCGGCCAGCAGCCTCCAGCGGGATGTTGCGCGCCACACCGGCCACGAGCACGGGCACGAAGCCGGTACCGGTGCTGGCCAGATCGAAGAACGTGGACTGCGGTGCCGCTTGCGCGACACCAGCCACATCGGCTGGAAGGTCCGCGACCGACGCGCCAGGAGCCGGCACAGGACGGGCACGGCCGCCAGCAGCCGCCGCTGGTTGGGGAGCCGCCGCTCGGCCACCACCAGTAACAGGAGCACCGCCGGTGGCTGTCGGTACGGCCAGGTTGCGAGCCCGCAGCGCGGTCGCCACAAAGTCCGGCAGTTGGTTGCGCTGCTCGCGCGTGCCGGTCTCCTGCGTCAGCGGATTGGTATAGGTGACCAGAGTCGGCTGCGTGTACTCCGTGATCGCGGTCATGAAGGCGCGATCCTCTTCCGGATCGAGCTTGCCCTTGGCGAAGTCGTCGGCGCGCATGTACATGAAGTTCAGAGCGCCACCAGTGACGCCCTTGCCGAAGATGCCGCCTTGGACATCGGCCTTCTTGCCAGCCGCCTTCAGGATGTCGCCAAACGCCTTGCGCTGGTTGTCCAGCAGCTTGAGGTTCTGCTCCCGGGTGGCACCAATGTCCTTCTCGGCCGCCTGCAGCCCCATGAGCTTGAGTTGGCGCTGCTCTTTGTCCGTGGCGGCGATGTACTGCGCCATCTCGCCAGGCAGCGTGCGCGTGGCACCGGCCAGGCGTGAGACAAAAGAGCCACGCAAGGGACGGCCCTGATCATCGACGTTGCCAGCAAAGCCGAAGGCGCGTTGGCCAAGCGACAGCAGGAGTTGCGCCTGACGCGACTCTGCGTTGTCACCCATGATCTGCTTGTACATCTGAGCCCGCTTGGCCGATTCAGCGGCCAGGTCTGGCACGGCCAGGGGCTTTTGCGCCAGCATGTTCGTCAGTTGGGTGCGGGCCATCTGCACCATCTCCGGGGTCGGAGTAAAACCAAGCGAGGACGTTTCGCCAGCAGGGGTCACGCCGTCCTCGTCAGACCCCGTTTGAAAACGCTGAACGTACCCACCGGCTGCCATCTGCATCGGCGGAGGGCCGGCAGGAGCGCCACCAGGCGGTGCACCCGGGGGTCCACCAGCACCGGCCAAGAGCGCGGCGATGCCGCCGCTGTCAGGAGGCGGTGCCATCTCTGACCCGGGGACCATGGGCGGTGCGCCAGGAGGCATGCCACCAGGGGCCGCACCTTGCGGAGGAGCCATCGGGGGCTGAGGTCCTTGGGCCATGGCTTGCGAAGGCGGCAGCGCGCCAATCCCACCACCTTGGGCGAGGATCGGCTGCAGCATCGCCAGCACCGGCTCGGGGGTCTCGGACGCAGCAGCGTAGCCGACCAGATCGGCCAGCTCATCGCGGCGCGCCTCGATGGAGCGCATGTCGCCGCGCAGGTTGTTCATGAGGATTTCGGGGGAGTCCGGGCGGCGCTCCATGGCGGCCGCATCTTCCTCCTCGCCTTCGAGCTTGTCTTCGTCTTCGAGCTCGTCCTCCATGTCGTCCATGAAGCCCTGCATGATGCCGACGTTCTCGACATCCTGCTCTTCGTTCATCATCTTGTCGTCCATCATGACCCCTTAGAAAAGCCCTGCCTTTTTGGCCCCTGCCATCGTCGAGATGGCACCCAAGCCGATACCCACCGCCTGCTGGAACGGGCTGGCCGACGGCTGGCTGGCCACCTGTGTGGACATCTGGCTCGACGGCGCACCCTTGTAGATGTCCGACAGGAAGCCCGCCTGCTGGTAGGGCGCGTAAATCTTCTGCAGCTCGCTTGCGCGCTGCGCATCCAGCGTCTGCTGGTTGAACGCCTGCTGGGCCTGGCCCACGTTGTACAGGAAGTTGATGTCGCCCTGCTGCAGCGCCTGCGCGGTCTGGCCCAGCGCGCCTTGCTGCACGCCGAGTTGGCCAAGCTGCCCGGCCATCTGGCCAAGACCTGCAGCCTGCTGCTGACCGATGCCGAACTGCTGCGTCGCGAGCTGCCCGATCCCCTGGCCAAGGCCCTGGAACTGCTGGCCCTGCTGGCCGTAGATGTTGGCGATCTGGCCGCCCATCTGACCGTACTGAGCGCCTTGCTGCATCAGCAGGTTGGCGATGTTCTGGTTGATCGCTGCCTCCTGGCCCGCGAGCGCGCCCTGCTGCGAAGCAAGGTTGCCGTACTGGCTGGCGGCTTGCATGTACTGGCCGGCCGCCTGCTGACCAAGGCCGGCCTGCTGGATGCCCAGTTGGCCAAGCCCCTGGCCCGCGCCCACCTGCTGCTGCGCGAGGTTGCCGTACAAGCCTGCTGCCGCTTGACCGAGCTGCGCCTGCTGCGCCGCCTGCTGGCCCACGGTCTGGCCGATGTTGGCAAGCTGACCTGCTGCCGCTTGACCAAGCTGTGCACCTTGGGCGGCGAACTGCCCAAGTTGTGCTCCGCCCTGCAATCCAAGCTGTGCTTGCTGCATCGCGGTCTGCGCGGCCTGTTGGCCAAGCGCGCCCTGGGCCTGAGCCTGCTGACCATACAAGCTGCCAATTCCTGACATCAGTTGCGACTGCTGCACTGCCTGCTGCTGTTGGGTCTGCTGCAACTGAGCCATCTGCATGGCCGTCTGAGCATCGAACCCAGCCTGCTGGAAGCGCTGCTGCGCTGCCTGCAACCCGAGCTGCCCCTGCTGGCCAGCGAACTGGCCTGCCATGGCTGCTTGTTGAGCGGCGAGCTGGGCAGTGTTCTGGCCAAGACCGGCTTGCTGCGCGGCAGCGCCAATGGCTCCCTGACCAGCGGCCTGGGTGAGGCCAGCGGCCTGCAATCCGAGGCCTGCCTGCTGCGCGGCAGCACCGATGGCCTGCTGACCGGCTTGTTGCGTGAGCCCTGCTGCTTGCATGCCCAATCCTGCCTGTTGGGCAGCGGTCTGCGTCTGCAGTTGTGCGGCCTGCGCCAGTTGCTGCGCGGCGCTTTGGCCAAGGCCTGCCTGCTGCGCGGCAATCGATGCCTGCAGCCCGGCCTGCGTGCCAAGGGCCTGAGCACCCTGCTGCTGCAGTGCGGCCTGCTGCGCGGCGGCTGCGGTTTGTGCTGCACCGGCCTGGCCCAGTTGCTGGGCCGCCTGTTGGCCAAGCCCAGCTTGTTGAGCCGCGACGGACGCCTGTTGGGTGCCCAACTGGCCGATACCCTGTGCAGTCTGAGCCTGGCGCTGCTGTTGCTGCTCGAACGCTGCCATGGACTGCGCCTGCGCCTGGCTGTAGCCCTGCGACATCAGATTGGCAATCGTGTTGGACTTTTGCTCCAAGAGGCCGCGCTGAAGCTCGGCGCGTTGCACGCCTTCGCGCTCTCCACCAAACGCGCCCGACCGCACAGCCTGGGCTGACAGCCCCTGCTGCGCAAGAGCCCCTTGCCGCTCGATCTGACGCATGGTCGCGTCGATCACCTGCTGCTGGTAGGGGTTCATGAAGGCTTCAGCAGACTGCGGGTTGTAGGCCTGAGCCGCACCGCCAAGCTGACCAATACCTTGCTGAATCGCTTGCTGGGCAGCGCCGAACCCAGGCTGCTGCGCGGCCTGCGCGGCCTGTTGTGCAGCAGCGAATTGGGCGTTCACGCCGCCCTGCAGGCCCGGCTGGTTGGCAGCGGCCATGGCGGCTTGAGCCGACTGCATGCCCGTGGCTTGTGCCTGCTGGAAACCCGGCTGTGCAGCGGCCATCCGCGCCTGATCGGCGGCGGTGAGCGCAGACATGATGCCTTGGTTGAACCCCGGCTGCTGGGCCGCTTGAGCGCCTTGCGCAGCACCTTGGAAGGCAGCGTTCACGCCTTGGGCAAAGCCCGGCTGGCCTGTAGCAGCAGCGCCTTGCGCAGCGCCGCCAAACAGGGCATTCACGCCCTGCTGGAACCCTGGCTGCCCAGCCGCTTGGGCGGACATGCCAATCGCCTGCTGACCCTGCTGCAGCGCTTGGGCAAAGCCCGGCTGCTGGGCCGCTTGAGCGGCCATGCGCGAAGCATCGGCCGCGCTGCCGCCTGCGCCAGTCAAGCCTGCCTGTGCAGCAGTGAAGTCGCTGGGGCCGGCAGCCGCGCCAATACGGCCAGCCATGTCGAGGTATCGGCCTTGGGCCGCGAACCCTGGTTGTTGGGCCGCGAGGGCAGCTTGCTGGGCCGCGAGCGAACCCTGCTGCAGTCCGCCCATGGTGACGCCCTGCGCACCGGTGAAGTCAGGCTGTGCGCCGGCCGTCATGCCAGCGGCCTGGCTCAAGAGAGCCTGAGAGCCGCCGAAGTCCGCGCCGGTGCTCATCGCCGCCATGCGCTGCGCTTCGGTCAGGCCCGTGAGCCCTTGTCCGATAGCCGCCGTCGCCGGACGCAAGTCCGCCTGGCTGGAGAGCGCCGCCATGTTCTGAGCCGTGGCCAACGCGCCAAGGCCCGTGTTGATGTCTTGGAAGGCCGGGTTGAAGCGAGCCGAGGTGTCAGAAGCAAGGGCCCGCTGGCCAGCAGCTTGCAGATAGCCAAGACCTTGCTGAACTGGCTGCAAGCCCTGCGTGATGCCGGCGGCCGCACCACCAGCCTGCTGCATCGCCTTCTGTGCGTCAGTGAACTGGTTGCGGGTGTCCGCGCCACGCAGGATGTCGGCAGCTTCGCCGGTGGTCCGGTAGGCTCCGCCAAGCGCCTGATTGGCAGCGGTCATGTAGGGCGTGAAGGCCCCGACACCCTGCTGCTCAGTGGCCTGGATCGCGGCTAACTGAGCCGGCGAGAAGCCTGCGACCTGGTAGCCAGGAAGTTGCTGCGCAAGGGTCTGGCCCCCGCCTTGGTTGAACGCAAGCCGCTGCGCTTCTTGCAGCAGCTTGAGTTTGTAGGCTTCGATGTCCGGGGCTTCCCGGACTATCTGTTGGGTGACGGTTTCTTCTGCCATATCACTTCGCCTTTACGGGCCCGCCTTCGAGCTTCTTCATGAGTTTGTACATGCGAGCAGCTCCCTTGCGTCGGCTGCCGCCCCCGGCGTTGCGCACCGCTTTGGCGGTGAAGACGAACTCGCCATCCGACAGCATGGCCGGAATCGAGTCAGAGGTTCCCGTGCCCGGGCCGTCAATCGGACCAGTCTTGCGCGGGAACTCGGTCGGCCGCAGCTCGCCGCCCTTGGCGTAACCAGGCGGGGGTTGCTGACCATAGATCAGCGGCACGCCGTAGAGGCCCGCTACGTTGTAGGGCTGTGCCACACCGCCAGGCTGCTGTGTGATGCCGCCCGGTTGAACAACGCCCGGCTGCCCGATGGGAATCGAGGCGTAGGACGGTGTCGGAACCACCACAGGATTGGGGGTCGTCGGGCGCTGGTAGCTGGTATCGAGACCTCCCTGGAACATCTGCGGGTTGTCCCGGATGTAGTCCATGCCGGTGTAGTTCCGGTTGAACGCAGGGTTCGGATTGGCCGGCGAGCTTTCCATGCCGCCGGCCGCAGCAATGGCTGCCGTGCCAGCGGCGGCGATTGGGCCGTACTTCTGCAGGATGCCTGCATCGGCCGGCAAGCCAGGACGGCTGGGCGAGAGGTACTCGTTGTAGAGGTTCTTCGCGCCGGTGATGGCGCGGTCGATGATGCCGGGAGGCGAAGCAGGGGCTGGAGCAGCTCGTGCGAGGCTGTAGTTAGTTTGCGCCGCCGTGCCGCCAGCAGCAGTTGAGAAGTCCGACGGGAACCCCATGGGGCGCGGCTGGAGGCCACCCGTCGGTCCCTGATAGCCGCGCGGCACCAGGTCATAGTTGGTCGTGGCGCTTGTGCCGCCGGCCGCCGTGGAAAAGTCTGCCGCTTCGCTGCCGAACGCCGGCCGCATGGCCAAAGGCGTGCGCAAGCCAAGGCCGCTGCCTTGCTCAATGTTCAAGCCTTGACCGGCCAGGAGGTCTCGCGCCGTGCCGGTCGTACCGGCCGGTCCGGCCGCGCCCGTGGGTCCGACCTGTCCGACGCCTTGTCCGCCACCGCCGCTGGTCATCGGGCCCGCATTGATCGGCTCGCCCGCGTTGATCAGAGCCTGCTGCTGGGCCGGCGTCAGTTCATTGCCCAGGTCTCGGGCGAAGCGCGCGTCGGACAGGGTTTTGGAATTCGAAAGTCCCTGAAGCGCAGCAGCCGATGCGCCAGACATCGCGCCCATGCGGAGAGCGTCGGCAGGCTTCATGCCCGCTACCAAGCCCACGCCGGTGCCGATGGCACCGGTGGCCAGACCTGTGTTCAGGGCCGTACCGGCCGCACCCGGCAAGTACTGGCCAATGGCCGCGACAGGGCTCGCACCCATGATCGTGCCGCCACCGCCCACGTAGCCCATGGCACCAGCGATCAGTGCCTCCTTGATCGAGCCACCAGCCATCAAGGTGGTGCCCGCGCCGGCAAGGCCTGCTGCCGTGCCCATCGACAGGCCCACGCCTGCTGGTCCGAGGACCGTGGCCAACGCGATGGTGCCCAGGATGCGTCCAACAGGCGACTGGACCACCTTCTTGACGACGTTGACGACGCCCTTCACCACCGATTTCACGGCGTTGAAAATCTTCTTCAGGAAGAACTCAGGCAGGCCCGTGACCGGGTTGATCGTGCCCGCCCCGCCCCGCTGCTTGAGGAACTCCGCCTCTTCCGGGGTGATGTGAGCCAGCATCTTGTCGCCATTGCGACCCTGCGCGGCCAAAAGGGCAGCCATGTCGGCCAGGCCACCTTCGGCCATGGCCATCGGCTGCATGCCCATGCCCTCGACCGGCGGACCCTCCATCATGGCGGCGTTGGCCCCTTGGGCCGCCGTCATCTTGAGCTCGTTTAGGACAACCAGGATCGCGCCGAGAAACTCGGCGTCATACTCTTCGGGCAGGTCGTCTGGATCAGCAAAGTCGCGGTTGATCAGGTCCTGGCGAATCGTCTTGTACTGCCCCGGGTTCTGCGAGACGTACTCAAAAATCTCGATCAGGGTCTCAAGCTGGCTCGGGGTGAGCTCCAGCTCGGCCATATTCTGGCGCAGAGACTCCTTGAGGACGGCCAGTTCATCGGGATTGACCATCCCCATAGCCGTCTGTGCAGCGTCGTACGCGTCGGCGCTGGTCACCATGGGCATCTGCCCCTGGTCTTCTTGCATGGCTGCCCCTTGCGGGAGGGCCATGATTCCTTCGTTTTCCATGGTTGTCCTTTCCGTTAATGGCCTATAGCTCCGCAGGGGGCTGCGCGCCGGAAAAGGACGCGTGATAGGGCCAGATTATCCGACATGAAATCCAGTTTTGTCCACTCATTAGGTTCGATCCATCTCTAGGTACGAGAGCCAAAAATCGACATCCGCGACCGAGGAAGTCACCTTGAGCACATCGCCCGCCTGCAGCACCAGCGGAACCCCTGAAAAAACGTCCATCGTCTGGCTTGTGGGCAGCACGTACGTCTTGAGCGCCCTGTAGGGCGTAGCCCCACCCTCGGGGTACAGTGTCACGGTCAAATTGGCCACACTGGCGTTGTCGTTGGTGACTCGCAGCGACGAAACGACGGCGTTGTTGGCCGTGGGGACTGTGTAGATCGCTGTCTCGGTCGCGGCCGATGGGGTCAGGTATTTGCGCAGGTATTTGTTGGCCATGATCAGATCGCCGATACGAAGTTGATGGTGAGAATCACCGACGGGATTTCAGGGCGAGTCGGCGTCGATTCGGCCGCGTAGTGCTCCAAGAACACGTCAGTGCTGCTGGCCCACCAGGCGATCTGCAGATAGTTGGTGCTTGGGTCGTTGACCGTGAAGATACCGGTGATGGCGGGCACGATGTGTGCCCACGTGCTTGAGTCCTTGCGGGCCGCGATGTCAAAACGAGTGCGGCTGCTGGGGTAGTTCACACCGGTGTCCTTGGCCCAGACCTCAAACTCCTGCACGGCGTTACTGCGGTTGGAGACCTGCAGGGTGAATGTGACCAAGTACTGGCCCGAGCAGGGGACGTAAATCTTGCTGTTGTCCACCACCCGGATGCCGTTGGACAGGGCCACCACGTCGTAGGTCAGGAGCTCCTCGGTCGTCGTGCTGGTGAGGTCCTGGTCCAGGTTGGAGATCAGCATCGCATGCGGCAAGATAATGCCGTTGGAGAGCTGAAACCCACGAACGCCGCCTGCAAAGCCCCCGCCCGCACCGGAGCCAGCGGCCATCCACGTGGATGCGCCAGCGGTGTTCTCGCTGGTGACAGGGGTGTAGGTGTTGTTGAGCTGAAAGATGACCTGCTCAAGCGAGCGCACGAGCTGGTTGAACTGCTCGGGGCTGTAGTTCTGCGCAACCGCGTTGGGCAGACGGACGTTGGTGATCTTGCTCATCGCAGGCCGTCCGGTTGGATGTCAACGCGCATCGTGCCAAAGCGCCAGTTGCTGCCCAGGTCTGCGCTTTCAATGCGAAGCTGGATTTGCCGCCCGCGCGCCCGCGTATCCACCTTCTGCGTGCCCGGTGCAATGACGTACGGATCGAGCGAGCTGGGGCTGGCGCTGGCCTGCGGGAATGGCCGCAGCAGCAACCGTACGGTAAGGTTGCCCACCTGGTTCTTGAAGTCCGGGATGAACCGCTTCATGAACAGCATCTGATCGCCGTCGCCAATGTCAAAGTAGCCTGAGACGATGTAGGCGGAGATCGGCTGGTCTACAGCGTTGACCCCGTCTTCCTGGTTGTACAAGCGTGTACGCCCGGCTGTCAGGCCGTAGATCGGATCGCCATAGGTCGGCGTCTGGGACGAGTCCGCGTGATAGGCAGAAGCTATCGGCTTGGCAAACGTGTTCATGTCCGCCCATGACGTGCGCGCCATCGTGCCGATGGACCAGACGTTTTCCAGGTAGTTGTAGCTCACGAAGCGGTCAATGTAATCGCTTGTGAACGAGCAGTACCACCAGGTCACCTCGTTGAACTGGGTGTTGATGCCAACATGGACTTGGAAGCTCTGGACCAAATTAAGGTCCTTGAACACGTAGTCCTGCACGGTGCAAGGAATCTTCTTGACCGTGCCATCGAACGTGAAGAACGCATCACGGCCCATCCAGTACGCCACGCCGTTGACGTC